ACCAGCGGGGTACGTATAAACAAGCGGGTAAATACCCGTTAGGGCGTGTACACGGTCTACAAACTGTCTAGCCCATGTAGTAGAACCCCATGCGTCATTATCGCCGTTTTCCCAATCTAGGCATAGAATAGCCTCGCCCACATAGTCCTTAACGCAACTAATAAAAGCGTCTGCCTCGGCTACAGGTGAACCACCCTCGGCATAGTGGTAAACGCCGATTAGTTTACCGTCTGCCTTTGCACGTTCAAGCTGTCTAACCATATGCGAGTTTAGCGGTCTAGTTCCCTGTGTAGCCTTAGCGATGACAAAATCAGACCCGCTATAAGCGGTCTCCACGTACCCGCTAGAGTACGTGGAGTAACAAGGCTGATAACCGCTAACGTCAATACCTTTTAACATTACATAACCTCACTAGAGGGCTTAGCGCTAGGCTGTGTATAGGTCATTGCTCTGTCACTATCAGAGAAACCCGCTGTTGTTGGGTCGTTTACAATTCCAAGAATGGCAAGGACTACAAACAGAGCGTTCACGGCTGCGAGGGCTTGATTAGTAACGCCCTCAATCTCGATTTTATAGCCGAAAATACCAGCTACAACCTGTACCAAAATAAGCAGGGCGGGAATGAGTGCAAGCCAAAAAGCCTTGTTCTTCATGCGTACTTTAAGGTTAACCATAGTTTAATTCTCCAATTTCTCGATACGATTGCCTAGGTTTTTTACGTCCGTTTTGACCTCTGTGAGGTCGGTCTGAACTTTTTTTGAAACGTCATCAGCCCTACGTGCAATAATGCCAACTACCGCCAACTCTGAGGTATGTTTACCCACTGTAGAAACTACTTCAGCTAGTGACTGTTGGTAGCTGCTCATTTGCTCACTCATAACCTGTTGGCGGGTTTCTAGGCGTGTCAACGTGTTAGTGATTGAGCTTTTCCATTCATCTTCACGCTGTCGCTGTTCCTTGCCTCGACCCTGTATAGTCGAAATTGAGACCATGCAACCCAAGAATGAAGATACTAAGCCAATTACAAAAATTAGCATATCACCCGTGATGTTACCGTGCATTATTCACCGCCTTAAAATAAGAGTATGGATATAGCCCGTCTGTCATTTCCATTATAGGCTTTACTCCATGCTCTGAGGTAGCAGCGGGATAATTCCAGTCGCATATCCACTAGACCAGTTATAAAGGTAAACGTGACCGTCTCCACCGCTAGCCGAACCTACCCAAATCTTAGCGGTGTTATTACCTGTCTGTGTTCCCATAGGGTAATAGCCCTCGATTGCTGGTAGCAAGTTCTTAGGTAGTTGCGCCGTGGTGGTACGGGTTGCATAACCAGCTGCAAGGTAACAATCAAGGTATAACATTCCACCACGGAAGGCATAGCGAACACGGCAAATACCGTCATCTTGCAACGTAATCCACGGCGTGAACTTTAGCAGCTTTACCAGCTGCTCAAACGTAATATCAACCTTGTTAGCGCCGTTGTTGACCGACACGCCCAGACCGTCAACGTTTGCGCTGATTGCGGTCGTGTTCATTCTGTCATCGCTTGAAAGACGGGTACTCATAGCCTTAGCCTCTACGCCAAACCCCGCTGTTGGTCTTAGTAGCAAGTCTGCACACGTTAAAAGCGTTGAGCGTGTATCGTCTCTACCGTTGCTGTAGCCCGCTACGATATTGAGCGCTGTACCGCCTAGCGTAACCATTCCAGCATCAAATGAGGCTAATTGTGTAGACCCGTTCAGCAACTTCATGCCTTGACGGTCGATAGTCGTATGAACTCCCGCCTTATTGCCAACGTGAGCGCCCTCGCTATCGTGTGAGAATGTATTAGCCATATCGTCTAACGCCTCTTTTGCTGTCGTTGCTGTTGCCTTAGCATCTTTAGCCTCTTTCGCTGCCTGTTCGGCTAGGGCTTTGAGCCTGTCAATATCAGCGCTGCCACCTGTTCCACCGCCTAGGACTTCAACTATAACAGGGGCGCTTTTCTCGCTTACATTGTGAGCAGGTGAGCCGTCATAGTTGCAGGTATTATCTTCGGCTGTTGCGTAGACCTTATAGACCTCGCCAACGGTCAGACCGCTAATAATGCACGAACCCGCTGCGGTCAACTCACCCATTTTAACGGGCGTACCGTCTTTTTCAGCGTACAGAGTTACGCAATAGAAATCGGCGGGCTTTTCTTCTTCTAGTGAACCGCTCCAATATGCCACGATTGAACCATTCTGAGACGCTGCTGCAAGTCCTACGGGCTTGCTAGGTGGCGTGGTGTCTCCAACGTTTAAGGCTACGCCGTTTCCGCTGCCTAGAATGGTCTTAGTACCGTCTGAATTGTCTACAGAAATAACCCCGCTTGTTCGTGTGGTCGTTTCTCTCGCTGCCTGTGCTGCGTTTGCTGCCACGTTTGCCATTTGCTCAACTGGTGACTGTAGACCTACCAATTTAGTGTGTTTCATCATTTCTCCCATGGATCGTAAATAGGGTCAAAGGTTAACGCTATTTTATCGCTTAGATTGCCTTTCATTTCCATAAGGCGCAAACGATAAACGCCGTTAGGCATAGAGGGGTAGCCGTGCAAATCTAGGTCAACTTCTTGACCTGTCCAAACCTGCGAGGGCGTTACTGCGTTTCCTGTGTCGTTTATGTAGACTTCACCCGTCAACTGAATTAGTGGACGGCTTGCAGCGTCTAGGGTAGCTTGTGCGTGAGCGGTAACAAGTCCAGCGTTCGACCAGTCATTACTGCCAACGTGTGTCTCTATAAGCGGGTAGCCCTGTGGTCTTTCTGCTAGCGTCATATCTTGAACAAGGCTGCATAAAGTACCCTCGTCCTGTCCTGCTCCCGTACCATAAACACGCATAACAGGTGAGCCGTGAGCGACCTTTATACCCTCAATAGTTCCCTCACCGTTATGCCATGTAAGCGTAGGAATTGCGCCCGTCTGATTAAGATACGGGTTACCCTCTGAGCCAGCGTAAAAGACCCATTTAACCCTATTATCTTCTAGGACGGGTCTAAACTGTATATCGGGTCCATTCTGAACGTTAGATAACTCTGTGAGCAGCTTTTTAAGCCCGTTATTAGCTACGTTGTAACCGTAATAGGTACGCTGTGAACTGCCTTTCTCACCTCTATATTGCCAATCAATCGGCAAGAAACCGCTAGGCTTTGCGTTCGTTGCAAGGTAACCAATCTCACACGCTATACCTCTAAGGCTCATGTTGCTGTAGTAGATTGTGTCCGTGGTAGTGTTGTTCCATGACTTACCGAACGTATTTTCTCGAACCAAAACACGGTTAGCGAGAAAGTCCAGCGGGCTAATTAGGCTAAACGCTGTATCTCCCCATGTATCGGTGCGTGTGCCAATAATTCCAGCGATAACAGGTGAACCGTTCCATAGTAAGACTAGCCCCCTTTTATATGGCGCTAATAGGTCGTTACGTGCCTCTTGTGTCTTAGCGGGTAGGGCTGTCCACGGAATAGTCAAACCGCTACCGTCTAGCTTGCCTACGCCTTTATCTTTGGTAGTTGAAAGTGAGCAGCTAGAAACGGTCTGCGTCCAGCTTAGACTAGGTATGTCTACGGGGGCTAGTAGCGCCCCCGTCATTGTCTCGAAAATGTATGTAGTCCACATTATGCACTTACTCCACCGTCTGAAATAATAAGGCGTTGGCCGGGGTACGAACCCGCATAGTATGACGCTGTAAGGTTTGAGGCGGGCGCTGCACCCGAACCCCATAGACGGGCTGAAATAGTATGACTACCTGCGTCAACCTCTAAAACGTCCTCGAAACATTGCGAGATAACCGTATCAGGGCTACAGGTAAAGCGAAACGCTCTAATTACTGTACCGTCTAGCAGCCAATCAACATAACCACTACCCAACCAGTTATAAGTAGTAGGGTTTTTCGCTTGCACCGAAACAGAGATTTTAACGTTGATATTTCTATCGGTTGGTAACGTAATAGACGAACTCGCAAACGTCCAAGGAGTACCAGCTGTAACGTCTGTAGTGGTCTTATTAGTTACATCTGCAATTACACCCAAGCTAGAACCATAAGGAATAGCGAACTGCCTACTCTCTGCCTCGATTGCGCCATTAGTTGAAGTTGAACCACCTGCGAGACGCAT